CTTGCAGCCGCTGCCGTAGCGCTGTTTGCTGCTGCTGTTGCTGAATTGCTTGCGCTTGAGGCACTACCCGAAGCAGCTGTTGCGCTGTTACCGGCATTAGTCTCTGATATAGCAGCATTTGAAGCTGAAGCAGAAGCATTGCTTTCAGATGTGGCCGCGTTTGTTGCTGATCCTGCTGCAGCCGAAGCTGAATCGCCCGCCTGCTGACTGTAATACTTTGCGTTATTGTGGTACTGAGGCTCAGTTGATTCTACCGGCGTATCGCCATGCGCGCCTGTAGCCCACTTCTCTGCCTCTGTTCCGTATTCATCAAGACTCCTGGTCAGCTTTACAAAATCCTCCTCGATCTGTTCAAGCTCACGAAGATCTCCAAAGCTTCCAGGTACGTCAATATGCCCCTCCACAAAGAAGGTCGATTCATAAGACGACCACTTTGTAACGCCTGCGTTTGATGCCCTAAGCTGAGCCGTAACAGGACCTGCCACCATCAGTTGTGTTGACGTTACAAGCCAGTTAAGGATTATGCTGTCCTCGGTTACTTCCTTATCAAGAAGCGCCGTATCAAGGTCTGATGTGGTCGCAGTAAGCGTGATTGTGATAGTGTTTCCGCTTGCGGGTGTGCCGGACTTAATCACTATTCCGTACTCGGAAAGCGTTACTGTATTGCCCGAAAGTTTCCACACGCTTCCGTTATATGTAAACGTATAGGTTCCTGCAGTTGACTGCTTATTGAGGAACGTAAACTTATATACCTTAATTTCTCCGCTTGTGATTGTGGTTGCCGAAGTGAGGGAATAAATGGTTCTGTTCTCCCTGTACTTAAGGTCAATCCTAAACTCCATGTCTGACAGGTCTACCCCATCAGCGCAAAAGCGATCTAACGAAAACAGCCTATTAGTCGTCTGATTGTCATAGGTTGTTCCGATAAATCGCTCGTTATTTGGTATGATTACTTCTCTGTTCTTTATGAGGATCATTTATCTTCTCCTAAAAAGAGGGCGCATTGCCCTCTGTACTACATATAAGATACCTGCTCTTTCTGCATTTCCTCGTCGATCATCTGAGCACGTCTGTCACCTTCCTGGCTTCTTTCAAGCACAATGGCAACCTCTTTCGGCACCATGACCTGCTTTCCACGCGGAACTGAATACTTAACGCCATTGATGATTACGTTAACAACAGGATCTTTATATCGCTGATCGTCTTTGAAAAGGAAAATCGGCACATAGCCTTCCTTCTCTTTCTTTACTTCTTTCTTTGCCATTTGTTACACCTCCGATTGAGAGGGGAAGCCGGAGGCGAACTTCCCCATATTTGGGCGTTATACCTCCGCCCGGTTATTTACGCGTTGTATGAGCAAGATGTCTCTACACGAACCATGTAATCCTCTACAAGTCTTTCAGCTGTTCTTGCAGCCTTCCAACCTACTGTAGATCTCTGATCGATGGGATCAGCTGTTCCTGCGCTACCTGCGTTCTTGATGTAAAGCTGAAGTCCGCCACCCTCAAGGTCTGTTACGCCGTATGCGTCCTTTGCGATGATAAGTGTTGAGTAAATGTTCTGACCTTCCTTACCTGCCTCACCAGGATAGATCTTTGCGTTATCTGCGATTGTTCCAAAGTCTGTTGAAGCGAATGTAAGTGCTGTTGAAGTATTGTCTGTGATCTTAGCTATTACGCCGTTGATGCAGATGTAACGTCCGATGAGTGCGTCTGCCTCTACTGTGCCGCCGTCAAAATCAAGGGTTGTGATAGCGCCTGTGTAGCCTGCACCGTGATTTACAAGAAGCTCTCTTGCGTCTGAAGCAAGGTTCTCAGCCTCGAAGATCTTAGCTTCTGTGGTCTCTACGAAACGTACACCGTCGATCATACCGATCTCTCCGTTGTACTTGTTCTCCGGTGTTACGTACTGGTGCCAATCCTTCCATGCGGAATCGTTCATAAGGTCGTATGATACGTCCGGGTGAATGATAGCCACGAAGTTGCCGTCGATCTTCTTTGCGTTGTTTCTCTTAAGTGTACGAACTGCGTTTGCGATTGCCTTTACAGTAAGGTACTTGTCTGTAGCGATAGCTGCACGTGATGCTACTGAGCCTTCATGGTACTGTACGTTTGTACCTGCGTTAAGGATTTCCCTTACGATTGTGTCAAGTGAACGTCCTGCCTGTGATCCGATAAGCTGTGTTGCCTCTGTCTTTACATCATCGATTGCTGTAAGGTCGAGAAGGTCAGATATGATTACGTATCCGCCGTACTGCTTGGGATATGCAGTAAGAACTGACATATCAAGCGCCTGGCCGTCGGGTGTTACGCCCTCGGTAAGCTCTGTAGTGATCTTTGCAAGCGGTGTCCACTTTCTGAACTCGATTGTTCTGCCCTTTCCTGCAGGAATAGGACGCTTCTGACCGAACTGGTCATGTACAAGCTCACCCTCTGCTACGTCGATAAGGTAGTCAGAATAGTAAGTCTTGATCTCGTTTGTAAGTTTGTTGCCACTATCATTTGATGTGGTCTTGTTGATTACTGAATCAAATGCTCTGATGTTAAGTTTGTATCTAAACATGGTTTAATCTCCTTTAATGTGTGAGATCAGATATAGATTTTCTCCCTCATGGACCTTTTGGCTATATCTAATCTCTGTTGTCTTGTTAGGTTATGCACATCTGTAGAGACCTTTGCCGCTGCCTGCCGGTTAACGCCGTTCTCCTTTGGTCTTGGAGTACGGTTAGCCTGTTCTTCCTCTGTAGCCTTGCGTACGGCCTGCGCCGTGTACTGCATAGCCCCGGAAGCTATCTCGGCTCCGTGTGCCGCATAGAATGCCCTTTCAACACTCATCTTTGCACCCAGGCATTGTCTGAACACTTCATTCTGAAGCTCACTATCCAGGTCAAAGTTAGGGAAGATGGCCTTTAGGTTGTTCGATTCATTTATCCATGAATCGTACTGGCGCCTTGCCATTTCCGACTGAGTTTTGTATTTCTGCTCCTCGCGATATCTCCTGTTCTCAAGCTCGATATTGTCTTGATATCTCTGCTGTTCGACGGTTAGTCCGTTGTCCATTGCTCTTGAGGCTACAAGATCATCGTCTGACTGCATGGCTTTTTCTATGGCCGACAGATCTGTTATGTCCTCGATTCCGTATTTGAGTGCGATCCTCTCAATAAGTCGGCTCTGCTCAGCAAGCTGAGTTTTGCTCTGCTTATAGTCTTTGTGTCTCGCGTCCCAGTCTTTCTGAAATTTCTTGGTGTACTCGTCTTTGTACTCCTTGATGATTTCCTCAAACGGTTTCTTTTCTACTTCTGTGCCGGTGTCAAGGTTGGCGATTCCTTCTTTACTGCTTTCGCCCTCGGCAGATGTGACCTGCCCTGTTGCTTCTGCGGCTGCGCTTGCGCCTGCGCCCTCTCCGTCAAAAGCGTTTATCACAAGTTTGTATTTCATTTTTCCTCCTAATCATCGTCTTTCCGAAGTGCCATTTATTTTGTAACATATTGGAAAAAATTATGTGTCCCACCTTATTAGCATATTGGCAGGATAATTTTCCGATAACATTTCATATCCTGTGGTTATCAGTCTCTTTACTTCCTCCCACTCCGGATAGTCTGCTATTTCAAACTGGATCAGCATGTCGCCGGGATCGTCCTTGACTAACAGCTTGCTTATCTTGCCCCTGCTTAGTGCGTCGTCCAGGTAATTGGCAAGCATGAAAGTCAATGTGGATATCCCTGCACATACCACGTCGTTTCCAGGATTGAACCCTGCATGGCCTATCAGCCTAAACGACACGCTGTTGCCTATCTCCATGATATATAGATCTGTCATTTGACCTCAGCCGCCTTTCTGCTTGTCTCCGCAGCCTTTGCCATCTGCGAGTTATCAGATTTCTCAATCTTTGCCGCAGTCTGCTGTATGGGCTGTTGCTGTCCCATTCCCATCTGCTGAACAGCTTCCATTACCCTTGTGTCGCCCTTCTCGGCAAGCGCTTGGGCCGAAAGCATTACAAGCTGCGTCATTTGCTGCAGCTGTTTGTACATAGTGCCGTTATTCTGAATGGTTTCCTTGAGCTTATCCTTGCCCTCAAACTCCATCATGTCTATGCAGGGCACTACCTGGTCGGCAAGCTGAGGATTAAAGAATCCTGCGCTATAGAACTGAAGTGCAAGCTCATTCTGTGACATTACTGCGTAAGGGCTTTTCTTATGGGCCTTGACCTTGATATCGAATACCGGTTCCTTCTTATGGAACTCCTGGTCCGCGATCATATATGCCTGTGACTGCATAGGTGCATTGGTGAAGTCAACGTAATCGGGCTGACCGTTCTCTCCTGTGATACGGAAGGTCCTCTCAGATGTGTAGAACTGCCTCATAAGCTCTATGATCATCTCGCATATCTCAGTAAATGCCCTGTAAGATGCCGATATGCTATCCCTGGACAGCTTGCTTCCTGCTTCCTGCAGCGCAGCTATCGCGCTTGCCGCAGTTACTCCGGAAGCTGTTGAGCCTTGCGAGAAATCCCTGTTTCCGCTTGTTTCCTTAAGCTCGTCTGTCTTATTGATCAGAACATTAAGATATGTCGACGAAAGGTCCGGCACGTCAAGCGCTCGGAAGTTATCGTCATTAGGTGAGCCTGTACAATGGATAATGCGCTTATCAATGTTGGAGAACTCCTCCTCATTGATACCGCAGTTATCTTTTACCAGGTAACGCCTCCGCGCTGCCTCCTCAGAATTGTGCAGGATCGCGTCGCCCAAACGGTCAATGTACTCCTGCGGAGACTTCATGATGTCTATGAAGCCGTACCCGACCGGCGTACCCTTCTCCGGATACAGCTTGTCGAATACAAACGGATACTTGCCGTGATTGTACAGGCCGTACTCATAGCCCTGGGTGTTCTCTGTGGAAAACAGGATAACGTCGTTTACATACTTGACGTAATGCACGTAGGTCCTATTGCCCTGCTGCACCTTGTAGTACCAGTCAACAACTACGCTCTTGTTGCTTGTGTCTACCGTGTCGTCGTAATGATATTCCTTCTTGTCTACCGTCTTACCGGATAAATGTCCTGCAAGCTGCGGATATTCCTGCTCTAACTTATCGTTATCGCATAGTGCAAGAG